GTTAAGATACAATATAAAAGTTATGATTATCCAAATCCAGCTATTGAAACGCCAATATTTTCCAAACAATTTTGCTTTCATTTCACTTCTTGATACCCCTCCCTTACCGTGCTATACTATTATCAAATCAAATATTGAGGGAGTGCATTGTTATAAGCAAAAAGCTTGTTGCCTATTTTTCTGCCAGCGGCATATCTTCGGCGCGCTTTTTATTTTAACGGCAAATACAACCAAACAGGCGGGCGAGCTGTACGGAACGGTAGAGCATTTCATAAAAGCAAATAAGACACTACGCCGCTACTGCAAGATTACAAGCAGTACGAAAACCATTATACGAAAAGATAACGGTAATAAGCTTATGGTGCTGTCGTCAGATGCAGACAACGCCGACAGTTTTAATGATTATGTAGCCGTCCTGGACGAGATACACCAGGCAAAAAACGACGAAATGTATGGAAAGTTAAGAACGGGGCAAGGAGCATGGGACGAGCCGCTAATAATGACAATTACAACGGCTTCCAGCGGAGAAGACCCGGCAAACCCGGAAATGCAGCTTTACACTATGGCGAAGAAAATAGAAGCCGGGGAAGTGAACGACCCGAGCTTTTACTACAGGATTTACGAAGCTGATAAGGATTGTAATGTAGAGGACGAAACACAATGGTATAAATCAAACCCGGCGTTAGGAGTATTTAGGAAACTGGAAGACCTGGCGAACTTTGCAAAGCGTATAAGACTTATGCCTTTACAGGAAAATATGTTTAGGCGTATGTTTTTGAACCAGCACGTAGCGTTAGACCATGAAAAAGGTGCTATAAATATGGATTTGTGGGACTTGTGCACGAAAAAGGTAGACACGAAAGACCTAGAAGGCTGGAAGTGCTGGGGTGGCTTGGATTTATCAAGTAAAAATGATATTACGGGCTTTGTCCTGGTATTTTATGAAGAGACAACCGGGCGATTTATCGTAGTACCGTACCTGTATACGCCGAAAGAAACGGTAGCATACAGGCAGCATAAGGACAATAACCCTTATGAATACTGGATAAAAAAAGGCGATTTGATAGCTTTAGACGGAAAATATGTAAATTTTGAACGCTTCTTAGACCATGCGGTAGAACTGGACGAAAAATACAGGATAGAACAGATAGGCTTCGACCAGTGGGGAAGTACAACAATCATAAACAGATTAGAAGACCGCTGGGACGTTATCCCGATAGGACAGGGAACTAAGACCATGACACAGGTTATTAACGATTTTGAGAACCTATTAGTAGACGAAAGGCTGATTATTGCAGAAAATGAGTGCTTCCGATTCATGGCGAAGAACTGTATAGCAGTTTACGACGAAATGTTAGGAGTTAAGTACAGCAAGAAGAAAAGTAAATTTAAAATCGACGGTGTAATAGCTATGCTTATGGGCTTGCTATTATGCATCGAAGAAAATGGTATTGAACACTATAACCCGGTGGAATACCTGGACGCGATGTAAGAAGGAAAAAATATGCTTAAGAAGTTAAAAAACATAAAGAAAAAAATAGTGATCGCAGACGGGCTATTATTGGCAGCTATGGCGGTAGTATTTGGGACGACATACGACATAAACCCGCATATCGGTATGTATGTTTTAGCTGCTGAGCTGGCAGCAGTCGCGATTATGATAGTAAGGAGTGGTAAAAGTTAATGTTTTTGGATTTTTTGGAAAAAAGAAGAAGCTGAGTAGGGGCAAAACCGCATGAAAACGATCCGAGAGATAGCCAACGAGCTTGGCGTTGACAAGCAAAAGGTCTATCGTTTCATCAAACAAAACCACATCAATGAAGCACATCATGAAGCACTTCAACGAAGCGGTGTGAAGTACTATGATGAAGCAGCTGAAACCCTTATAAAACAAGGC